GTCCGCGACAGCCATCGTCGACGTCGACATGTCGAAGCTGCCGTTGGTCACCGATGCAGCGGGCGCAGTGGCCAGCAGCTTGAAGCTGACCCCGTCGTTCATCGCGTAGCTGACGGCGAACCCGGCGCTGTACCGGTGGATGACGCCGATGCTCGCACCGCCGCCCGTCGACGTCGCGACGAGCGTACCCTCGGCGCTGGCCGAGGTCTTCACCAGCGCATAGATGGTGGCGCCAGTCCCATCGTGCAGGAAGGCCCACGAGGCAGCCGCCACCGACGAGACGAGGGAGTCGGTTCCATCGAAGGTCAACGCCGGCTTCGTGCCGCTCGGCCCCGCCGTCAACGAGAACAGCGGCCGGTTGGCGAGCGTGCCCTGCGTGAACGTGCCCCCGAGTGTCCCGAGGTTGACGACGCTGGCCATGGCGTCGCCGTCGAGGAGCGTGCTGTTGTTTGCCCCGTCGAGGTTGTCGCCTTCCATGTACGCGCGCAGGTTCGCCGCGTCGGGGATGGGGTTGGCTGGAGGAGTGGAGGCACGCCGCCTCTCTCCGCCTCTCCACAGGCTTTTTTGACGTGCCCACGATGAGCGCATCAGCTCTCCACGAACGTGAATGGCGTGATGTTGACGGCGGTGGCCGCAGCGCTGGCGACGACGTAGAGGTCACGGCCAACGGTGTTGAGGCCGAAAAACTCCTTGTCGCCGGGCAGCATGACGCTGCCATCGGTGGTCAAGCCTGTCGCTGTGATGCTCGGGGGCGCAGCACCGATGGGCACCAGCGTCCACGCGATACTGGCTGACGTCGACATGTTGACCAGCTTGACGAGCACAGCACCCGTTGACCCGTTGCGGGGGAGCGGGATGATGGTTGCAGTCGTCCCAATCGACAACGTCGTCGGGAGCGGGAGGCCTTCAAGGAGCGGGGTGCCGGTGCGGTTGATGACGGACATGGTGAGACCTCAAGGAAGAACGCGGGGTGGCCCAACTACTGCGAAAGAAAGGTCGTCGTTGACGAAAGAGTAGATTGGAAAGGAACCGGCAGTAAGAGTCGCAAGCCTCAGTCGGACAATAAGACCAGAGGTTCCGGGAGAGACATCGCCCCAGCCTACAGTTGGGACCAAGTTGCTAGACCCACCACCGGTTCCGGTGACGATCACTGCGCATCCATCCGGAACAGCGCGGTTTAGCGTGGCCTCCCATTGACCTGTGCCGATGGTGGCGACTGAGGCAACATTGAACTCGTTGCCGATTACTCCGCTATTGAGAAAACCTGACGCAAGAATGCATTTGTTGAGGTTGAGTGATGCAAGTGCGAGATCGCTGTCTGGTGACTTGTCTGTCGACGAGCCGGCGACAATGGCGCCGCGCACACTGCCGGCTGTCAGGGTTCCGCTGACGTTTGCAGTCGTCGCGTCAAGCACATCGGCGAAGACGTCAACCCGATTACCGGGGATGCCGACACTTTGAGTGCCGTCAGCCGCGGGGACAATGTTCCCAATAAACCGCGCGTTGTCGGCGATGGCAACGTTGACGCCAAGCCCGTCGTTTGTGCCGATGAAGACGCTGGCGCCGTCCTGCACTTCGATCAGCGAGTTGGCTTCAGCGATGAGCCGCTCACCCGACGACAGCACGATGTCGCCGAGGCCCACGCGCGCCGACGACGGGATCACGTAGAGCTGCGTGTTGCCCTTGTCGCAGACGCGCATCGAGTAGTTGTCGGCGGCGAAGATGTTGCCCGGCGAGCCACTGCGCGAGTAGAACCCTGCCGTCGTGCGGAAGGGATTCGGCGCAGGGATCGTCATCGCCGCATCCCAGAAGATGGCGATGGGATTCGCGACGGGGTCCTGATTTTCCTCGCCGACGTAGACGAAGCCAGCGTCGAGGGGCTTGCCTGCGTTGTCGAAGAGGGTCGGGAAGGGTGGGAGGACAGCGACGGTAGCCATTCAGCGGGCCTCTCTGGTGACGGCTTCGGTCGTCGGACCTCGAGCCCCTTGAATCGCTGCCATGACCCACTGCTCCAGCGCCTTGGGCTCGCGCGACAGCATGGCAGCCTTTGCCCAATCGCGGAAGGGCTTGGATGCGATGACAGCGCGGACAACCTCTTTCGAGGGCGCGGCTTTGGTGGCGAGCTCGACAGCCAGCGTCTTGAACTCGGGGGACACCAGCAGCTGGCCAGCCTTGGCGATCTGCTCCTCCCCGCCGCCTGCGATCTTCGACAGGATGCTGGCCGCAACCTCGCCGCCAACAGCGGCGCCAGCAGGGCCGCCAACAGCAGCACCGCCAGCGACACCGACAGCTCGAGCAGCGCGCTGGCCAAGAGGCCCGTTGATGACCGCGCCCACGAGGTTCTCAGCGGCGAGGTTATCGAGGAAGTCTTGATTTGCCTTGCCGGTCGTCTTCACGTTGGCGCGGGCCTGCGTGATGCGCTTGCTGATCTCGTACACGTCACGAAGCACAGCCGCGCGCTTCGGCCCGAGGGCCTGGTCGACGGTCTTGTAGATGGCCTCGTTGCCGGGCGCACGGAGCCCCTGGTACAGCTTGGAGAACTCGGCAAACCCGAAGCCAGCTTCACCGCCAGCCGCCCCACGAGTGGCGCGCGACATCGACGACAGGGCGGTCATGATGACATCGCCCTGCATCTCCTTCGGCACGACCTTGAGCAGCTGGTTCAGCCGCTTGACGTCGCCCTTGCTCGCCCCACGAATGGCGTTCTGCATGAGGGCAGCGACGCTACCGTCGCCCTCTTTGCCGAAGGTCTTGACGATGCGCTCCTCGAGGCCCTTCTGCTTGGCTGTCAGCTGGTTGGCGAGTCGGGCCTGTTGGCGGAGCTCGGCGCCACCGAGGCGCTCGATGTTGGCCAGCTGGTCGTCAGCCATCGCCCCATAGAGACGCTTGAGGATGCGATCGTCCATCGACGCATACGGAGACTCTTGGCGAGCAAGCGCCTTGCCGATGAGCGCCTTTTGCTCACGCATAGCCTCGTAGGTGGCCTTCGGGTTCGTCGCCAGCTTCAGCAGCTTCTGCTCAATGGGGTTGAGCAGGGATACGTCGCCGCCAAGGTCGGTCACGCGCTCCTGCAGCGCCGCGCTCACCTTGTCGAGCCGGACGGGGGACGCTGGTTTGATGGCCTCGTCGACCTTCTGGTACAGCTTCGACGCCTGCGCCTTGAGCTCACCCTGCGTCGACTGGAGCGACGAGAGCACGCGGTCAGAGATGGCGCCGGGTGATGCATCGCCACCGAGCTCGCGCACGAGGTCATCAGTCTGCTTGACCGCAGCTTCCATGCTGTCGGCGAACGCGGTCTCGGCAGCCGTGCCAGACTTGCTGCGCAGCGACCCGATGATGGACTGCATCTGCTTGCTGTCGGCCAGCACGTCGACGGGCAGCTCGAGCCCAAGTCGCTCAGCCGCCGCCACGGCAGCCGGGTTGACCTCAAGCTGTTGAGCAAGGGCGCGCTTGGCAGCCTCAGCCGCTTCACCGGTGCCGCCCGCCGCCTTGAAGAGTGCAGGCAGGTCAACGGCAGGGGCCGCAGCAGGAGCTGCAGCAGCTGGAGCAACCGATGGTGCCGCAGCACTCGCAGGCGGAGGCACCACCTTGGTGACGTCGTCGACAGCGCCAACGGGTGGCGGGACAACCTTCGTCACGTCATCGACAGGGGCGGCGGCTGCGCGCACGGCAGCAGCGGCAGGGTCGTCGACGATGGTTGAGGCGGCATCGGTTGCGGCGCCAGCCAGCTGGCGGGTCGTCGAGCCGGGGACGGCGTCGAGCAGGGCGTTGGCAGCACCACGGCTGCCGCGTGCGGCCGCGCCGAGAATAGGGGCAGCGAGAGGAGCGGCGCCAGCGAGGGCGATATCCCCGGGATCAAACGAGCCACCGGCCACAGACTGCCCGCCCTCCACGAGAGCTTGCGTGGCAGCGCCCTTGCCAACCTGTGCAGCGACGCTCCCACCACCAGACGCCAGCGCCCACAACGCGTTCACGCCAAAGCGCGGGACATCGCTGGCGGTCAAACCCGGCGTGACGACGAACTCCTTGCCGGCCTTGGGCGAGAAGGCAAAAAGATTGCCCTTCTCGTCGGTGCGGACTTTGACGCCCGGGATGTTTGCCGAGAGGACCTGCAGCGCTTCCTTCGGGTTCGCTGACAACGCAGCGACGTTCGTCAGCGTGGACAGGTCTTCCCACTCGGGAATCTTCGACCAGTCCTCAGCGGCTTGCGTCTCGGGTGTCTTGCGGTCGTTGCCGGTGATCGCGTTGCCAACGGCGTCCAATGCACGTCCCGGCGCCGAGATGGCGCGGTCAAGCGTCGTCGGTGCAGCAGTCTCGCCCAGTTTGAAGCCATCGGGGACGGTGACCCCGCCATCCTTCACGTACTGCTCAAACTTGCGGCGCTGCTCTTCTGGCATCGTGCCATCGGCGTACGCGGCGAGCGTCTTGGGCCCGGCCGCGACAGGACCCTCGGGCTCGCCAGCCGAGGCAGGAGACGCGACGGGACCCGGCGTCGGCGACGTCATGGTCGCCATCGCCGCGGACTCACCTGCCGCCACAGGCTGGGCTGTGTCGGGCGAGGCCATCGTCTGCTCTGGCTCGACGCTCTGCTCTGTCCCGTAGTCGGTCGAGGGTACGGCAGGAGTCGGCTGCGCTGGCGCCCGCGGGTCAGTCATGCCGGACGCGCTACGATTGCCCACAGGGCGCGTCATCGACGTGCCTGAGGCGCTGCGCTGGCCGGTCATCTGCGGGGCAGCAGCAGGCGCTACTGGACGATTGCCGAGGTAGCTGCCATCAGCCGCGCGCGTGCCGAGGGCGCGAGAGGCGAACGTCGTCGTGGCCTTGTTCCACTTCGCTCGGTCAGCGCCGCTGTGCAACTCGGCAATGGCCTTGGATGCATCGCCGGCGTTGTCGGAGAGCGCATCCTGCAGCGCGAGGCCGGTGGCTTCGATGGTGTTGCGGCGATTCAGCTTCGCATCGATGCCGTACGCCTCACGGACCTTGGCGCGCGCACGTCCATCGAGTTTGCCGCCTTCCGCGACGAAGCCAACAAGGGCACCGTCGGGCAGGTCAAGCTGCTTCTCGGTCGCCTTGGCCAGTTCGATGTCTTCTTGCGTCGGCTTGCTCACTGGTTGAACCCGTCGGTGATGGCGTTGGCAGCAGCGGCACGGGCTTCAGGGGCGGTAGTCTTCGCGGCAACGGTCGCACGCTCGCTGGCCTGCTCGAAGGTCTCACCGGCACGAACCGGCACACCGTTGATGAGCATGTCGCCGCGAGCAGGGCCGAGCCCCTGATTCTTGTAGAGGTACTCCGACTCGACACGCTTCTGTTTCTCGACGGCGCGCTGTACACGGGCCGACGCCTCGAGAAAGCCGGCAATGGCTGACGGCGCTGCGTTCTCGCTCGGGATGCCGCCTTTGACGAGGGCGATGTCGGTGTCGCTTGCGGCGCCGGGAGGAAGGTTCGCCGTGACGAGAGTCGCCGTCAGCGCCTTATGCTGCTTGCGCATGGCAGAAACGTCGTCCTCGAAGCCGGTGAACGCCTTCACGCCCTCTTGAAACCAAGCACGCGCGCCAGACGACGAAAGGTTGCCGGTGCGGTCGTAGTCGCGAAACTTCTTTGCGAGGTCTTCAGCGGACTGCGCCTGTAGCTTCGCAGCGACGCCATCACGAATGGCGGCATCGGCATCTTTGCGCACGGCGTCAGGCAGCTTGCCGACTGTCGCCTCGAGCTCGGACGCGCGTGCCAGTTGGTCGGCAACCATCTTTTCGCGGTCGAGGGCAAGGCGGTCAGCATCGTTTTTCGTCTGCGCGTAGAGGCGGTTCGTCTGCGCCTTGGTGTACCCGAGGTCAGCGAGCGCCTTGTCGTTGGCAAAGCGGGCATCCGTCGCAGCCTTCGACGCCTTCGCTTTCGCCTCGTCAGAGGTCGCAGCGATGGTCGACGACGTCTCGTACGTCTTCGAGTAGTTCTCAGGCCCCATCGTCGACGCGAGGAAGCCGCCAAGAGTCAACGTCGCGACGTCCTTGTTGGCCTCGACGTTCTTCGCTGTGTCCTCGAGTGCTTTGGCGCGGTCAGGCATCCCGCTGTTTTCGTACCCGACAGCAGCCTCGCGAAGGATCTTCGCGGCAGTCTCGGGGTGGCCAGAGAGCTGTGCGGCATGCGCGCGCTGGGCGAGCGACTGGTATGACTGCTTCTCTTGGTCGTTGAGTGCGGTGTACGCCTTCGTCAACCCATCAGCCATCGACGGGTACTTGACGATGAGGGCTGCCGTCTTCTGTGCCGTCGGGCTCTTCGCCGCTTCGATGAAGTCAGCCTGCTGCTGTGCACGAGCTGCCGCTTCCTCTGCTGCCTTCTGCGCCGCGAGCTTGGAGGCGGCGTCCTGCGTAGCGATGAGACGCGCACTGGCGGCCCTCGTGTCCGCTGCTTGACGCAGACCTATGCCGTCCTGCAGGCCCTGTGAGAACTGGTCGCTGACTTGTGAGGGCGGCACCATGCCGAGGGAGTAGTCGGGGATTGCCATCAGAAGCCGCCCGCGATGGTGCCAATACCCTTGTTGATGGAGCCAGCTGCAGACTGCAGGCCTTGGTTCCACGCGCGACCCTGCGCGATGTAGCTGTTGGCGTTGCTGGCACCGAGCTGGCCAAGGGTGTTGCTCATCATGCCGGCGCCTTGAATCGACGTAGCGGCCTGTCCAGCAGCAGCACCCTGCCCGAGCTGGGCAATGCCGCCAGCAGCGCTCTGACCGGCCCCTGCGAGCCCACCGAGCCTGCCGTACTGGTCGTTGATCAGCTGGTTGAGGATGGCAGGGCGCAGCTGGGCAAGCGCGCCCTGCGTGTCGCCGCCACGAAGCCCACCCGTCGCTGACTGGTTCTGGAGCAGCGCGGTCTCAGCCTGCTTGTACATCTCAGCGAAGGCAGGCGAGTTCGCGAGCTGGTCCTGCGCGGCCTTCTGCGCCTCGGGGCCGTCGAGGCCAGCAAGGGCACGCTGCATCCCGAGCGCGTCAGTGCCGGCCTGCTGGTACTGGCCCAAGCCACCGAGGCCACCAAGACCCGCCTGTGCGTAGGGGGAGTTGTCGGCGCGCGCCTGATCCACAGCAGACTGCTGCTGCTGCCGGTCGAGCGCGGCCTGTTCGGCGAATGCCTGGCGACCCTGCTCGGCGCTGTTGGCCTCAATGGCGGCACCAGCAATGCCCGCACCCGCCGAGAGCAGAGCACCGGCACCAACAGCAACTGAAACACCAACACCGCTCATGAGTCACCTCGAGGTACGTGGACACCGGACAACGCCACGGCTTGGCGGTAGTCGACGGTGATTTCCTCGCCTCGGCTGCCACCGACACAGCCGGCGATGGCCCTCAAAGCAACGAGGTCCATATCACCGTTGGCAAGCAACGCAAAGCGGGCATTCGGATTGTGGCTGTGGTTCGTGTAGCGGCCGGCAGGAGTGCGCCTGTCGTCAAGGCGAGCGGCGCACAGCACCTCTCCAGCCTCGGCAGGGGCCGTAAGGAACAGCCCGCGCCCCTCGATCGGGGATGACCGGACGGTCACGCGCACGGCATCGGCAGGTGGGAAGTCGACGAGATCGACGTCTGCCTCCGACACCTCACGGATGAACGCGGCATCACAGCCCGTGGCGCGCTCGTAGTCGGCACAGAAGGCCACGTAGTCGTCGCGCTCTGGTTGGCGCAACGCCGCATGCAACGCCTGCACACTCTCCTGCCGCGCATCCATCTCGTCGTCGTCAAATAGCAGCGCCTCCAGCTTGTCGATGTCGCGCTCTTCGGTGGCGTAGATGTTCAACCACACCGTGTCGGCGACGATGCGCGCGATCTTGCGGCCGGGTGGGGCGGTGAAAGTCTGCGGGGCAACGACAGTGCGGATGACGTTGCCAGCTTCATCGACGAGGTCGAGGATGCCTGACAGCATGAGGTTGAGGTGCTCGCCACGGTGTCGACGCCCGACGACCAGCGCGCCAGCCGGCATCGACACCTCACGCATGTACACACCGGGCCCGAAGCGGTGCACGACGGGGCAAGGCACCTCTTGGGCCAGCAACGACAGCGATTGCGAGATGGGTACGAGCATCAACCCACCTTGCGAACAGAGACAAACGACCCGCCCAGAAGCAAGGCAGTTGGGCCGCCGACATTTTCGATCTTGAACCCCAAAGAACCAGCCTTCGTCACTGTGATGAGGGCCGTGGTCTCAACCAGAGCCTGCGCGCTTGATGAGTCGACAGTGATCTCCGACGACGATGAGATGAGCTGCGAGTACCAGTATACGGGTATGACTTTGTCGTCGACCCTGATCGCCATCAGCGTGTCGACGACGACAGCAGTGTTGGCAGTCGTGATGCGCACATCGCCGGCTGCACCTGTATCCACCATGATGGTCGACCGCACCTCGTAAACGCCGGCCTCAACAGCAACCGCCAGCGTGATGGGGGTCGCAAGCGCGTCGTCGGCAGCCTGTGACGCAGATGCCGGCGCAATGAGCAGCGTCACCGCCGAGAACAACAGTTCCAGCTGACGGATCGACTCGGCATCGGTGTGCGCGATGACGGCGAGCTGGTTGCGCGTGAGCTGCAGTCTTTGGATGGCCATCAGAATGCACTCCCGGTGATTTGAGCCTCGAGGCGGGTGAACGAGATGTGCGCGTCAGACGTCCCGCGAAAACGCTGGATGCGCCAGTGCAACATGCTCCCCTGCTTGAACCACACGAGCCGCTTCTGACGCTGGCCGATCTTGCCAGCTGGGATGCTCTTCTCGAGGCTCCACTCCATTCCGTCGAGGGAGTAGCTCGTCGAGATGACAGGGTCCTTGCCGAGCAGCACGCGGCCAGTGAGTCCAACGAGCTCGAGCTCGGAGATGACCGCACCGCGTCCGTCGTTGTAGATGATGCTCGTGCCAAACTCCCACCGCACCGGCTGACCGTAGTGGGACGACACGGACTGCGTGAGGTACCCGACGACGAACGACGTCGGGTCAGCGCTGTTCCACCGATCGAAGCACCACACGAAGAAGCGCGCACGGTAGATGCTCATCCCCTCGAGGGTCGACACCAGGGTGAACCATACCTGCGCGCCGAGAGCCTGTGACGCGGCCGCATCGTAGACGAGGGTGCGGTCCAGCAGGTGGATGTAGAGATGCTGGTGTGCGTTGTCGTTGCGAGTCTCGACGACGACCTGCGACAGCTCGTCTTCCGTGAACGACGCCAACACGCGATCCACTTCGACGGTGGAGATCTTCTGGGCCTGCGCGTTCACTCCGAGGTAGACGCCCGGTGCCTCGTTGTAGCCACTGCCCACGAAGGCCAGCGTCTCGAGGAAGATGCAGCAGGCGTCCTTGCCAATGGCGCCCTTGGTGATCTTCGCACCAGCGATGCGGGCGAACGGTGCCCCGCTCCCGCCGACGTTGGCCAGCGTCTCGATGCTGTTGCGGTTGACGGCGAGCAGTTCGTTGCGGAGGCGAGCCAGTGCCACGACGGGGTCAGGGTCAGACTCGCTGCTGACGTACTTGAACGGGTCGAACGACATCGGGTCGTTGATGTCGGAGAACGCCACGAACTCGCCATCGGTGACGGCGAAGTACCCATCGATCCACTGAACGTCGAGGACGACACCAGCGTTCGGGTCGGTCACCGTCAGAAAGACGTTGGCGTCGGTGAGGTAGTAGAGCGTCCCGTTGCTCGCGATGGCAAGGCGGTCGAACCCGTACGAGAACGAGACCGGCACCCCGTTGTCGCCGACGTCGCCGATGACGGACGAGACCACACCGTTGACGTCGACGCTGACGAGGGACGACCCCATCACGCGATACAGGATGCCCCGCCACTCGATGCCGCCGCGCGCAACGCCCGTGCCTTCACCCTGCCCGACAATCCCGTCAGCAGGGCGCAGGTAGCCTTTGGAGATGCCGCTGTCGGCAGGCACAGGGACCATGTTGACGGGGTACGCGATCCGCATGTCGGGACCGTTGGATGTGAAAATACCGCTGAGGATCGGTACCTGCACCATCAGCCGATCCGCAGGTTGCCGCCGTCGAAGTAGACGGGGACGAGGTTGGCGCCGCCACCGGCAAAAGTCGCGGCAAAGTTGCCGGTTGCCGCAATGGTGCTGTCGTTCACGAAGGCGCGAAAGCCCTGTGGCGAGCCAGCGGAGGCGAGGGCCGCTAACACCTGCGTTCGCGTGCCGGTGATGGTGGCGATGGATACGCCGCTGTTGAGTGCAATCTGCGAAATAATGGGGCTACCACCGACTGTCGCCCCGTCGTCGATCTCGACGATACCGGTGCCCTTGGCCGAGACCACAAGGTTGATGTTGGCGTCGATGCCCTGCGCCAGAACCTGCGGAGGTCCGCCAGTGCTGCGATTGGAGATGCGAACGTAGTTGCCTGCCGTCACGCCGGCGTAGTTGGGGGTCAGCTCAAGGATGGTCTGCGCGTTGATGTCCTTGATTGTGCCGGTGCCGCTCGTCAACGTGATGGTCGACAACACCGACGAGATGGCGCCAAGACTCTGGCTGACGGCGTACCACGTGTTCTGCAGCTTGTTGAACCGCAGCGTGAAGAACCCGCCGACACCGAGCGCCGTGGGCGCGCCGACGATCGTCGCGCCGTTGCCGTTGATGGTCAGCGTGGTGACGCTGTTCGTCGACGTCACGAGGATCTGCGAGCCATCGGCGTAGAGCGCGCCGACCGACGGGGGGAGCACCAACGTCAGCGCGGCGAATGCACCCGTCGGGTTGATGATGGCCCACAGGTTCGCGGTCTGCGGGGCGAACTGGATCGACGTGCCCGACACCGACGGGGCGAAGATCTGCGTGACGTAGTCGGGGCTCGCGAAGTTGGCTTCGACGAAGTCGAGCAGCACCTGCATCGTCGCCGAGCGCGCGTCGCCATTGCTCTGCACGTAGACGGGGACCTTGTCGCCTGCGTTGACGGTCGAGGTCGAGGAAAGTTGGTCGATCGTCGGCATTGCGTGTCCTCGTCAGTCGAACGTGATGGGGCCATCGGGACCGGCAAGCACCGGGTCGAGCGGGCGGGGGTAGAAGTTGCGGTAGCGGCCACGCCACCGGTTGCCTGCACCAACAGGCAACGTCGACGGATACTGCATCGGGGTGGGCTTCGCTGAACGATTCTCGATCGTCGACAGCGAGCGCTTGGCAGTGGCCTTGGTGTCGGGCGAAGGGGTGCGTCCATAGCCGGGCGCGAGGATGATGGCGAGGTTCGTGTAGATAGCCTGCACCGCGCTGTCGGGGACAGGCGTCACGTCGTCGAGGTCACCGCTCGTGGGGCTGCTCTCGAGGGGGTAGGCGAGACGCAAGCCTCGCCCGTTCCACTCGGCCATCATTGCATCCAGCCGGACACGCGCCGACTCGAACATCTCGGGGGCGATGTCGAAGTCGCTCCCGATGCCGATCTCTTCGAGCGCGGCGGTGATGAGCTGTCGGCGCGTCCACGGCATGGGTCAGACCTTCTTGCTGGCGCCGGTTACGCGACCGGCTTCAGCGATGTTGAGCGCTTCGACGATCTTCTGCTCGAGCAGGCCGTGAGCCATGCCCTTGGTCACTTCGATGCCCAGCTCCTTGGCCTTGGCCTCGAGCTCCTTGCGGGTCAACGGGGCGTCAGCGGCGATGCTGCCACCTTCGAACACGCGGCCAGCAGCGGGGCTTTCGGCGCGGCCATCGGGGTCAGGCTGCACGACGCTGTCGGCGACCTCGCCGTCGTCGTACTCGGATTCGGCGAGGCCACAGGCTTCGGCGAGCGAGAGCGACCAACCGCTGTCGAGCAAATGGCGCAGCTCGTCCTCGGTGTGGACGGGGCGGAAGTCGTAGGTGTGGCCTTCGGGGCCAGCGTGGGGACCACCGTCCTTGTAGACGATGGACGGGTACTTCTGGTCGGCGGGGAGCTTCTTCTTGCGAGACATGATGACCTCCGTGGATAGAAAGAAAGCCCCGCCACGACGGCGGGGCTCAGTGCATCAGATGTCAGCTGATGCGGTAGGTGACGAACGTGTTCGCCGCCGTCTTGACCGTGCGGAAGTTGCCCGAGGTCGTCGTCGCGACAACCGCGTTGCCGACGATCGTGTGGCCAGCCGCAGCGGTGACGGTGAACGCATTGGCACCGGTGGCGATGACACTCCACTCGATGCTGTCGTTGATGTCGAACGTGTCGGCCGCGTCCAGAACGGTGCCGGTGGGCAGCGTGCCAGCCACAGCGGCAGCGGTCGTTGACGTGACGATACCGCCGAGGATGGCCGCAGACGTGATCGCACCAGTCGCATTGAGCGCGACAGGAGCGGCCTGAACCGGCGACTGCAGACGGTTCTGCTTCACGTTGGCAGGGCCAGCGCCCACCTCGTAGAAGCCGACCTCGCCGCCCATTTCGATGCGGTAGCGGGTGGTGGCTGTGGCGACGGGAGAGACGTACTGCGACTGACCGTTGCCGGAGTCGTTGACGACGCTGTAGCGGTCGGGGCCGTTGGGAAACGACGCGCGCACCGAGACCTGAAACGAGCCCTGCGAGGAGACGGCGAGCGAAGCACCGACGGGGACGTCGACGTCGATGGGGCCGCCGAACTGAGCGATGAGACGGGACATGTGGACCTCTGAGGATGACGAGATGAAGAGGAACGTGGCGCTGACCTTGGAGCCAGCGCCACGAGGGAGATCAGGTCTGGTTGAACAGCATCACACCCGACATCTCGGGCTGAATGTTGGTCACGCCGAAGTACACGTCGAAGCGCAGGAACTCCTTCATGACCTTGCCGTCGAACCACTTCGTCATCGTCAGGGGGATGCCCTGCACGTCGTAGCGAGCGAACGACACGCCTTCACCAGACGGAACCTCGGGACGACCGGGGACGAGCTTGATCGCGCCCTTCTTCCAGAAGAGGTTGGTGGCGGCGGTGACGGTGTTGAGCCACACGATGGCGGCAGTCGCGGACGGCGCCGAGATGACGACGTTGGCGTACTGGAGCTGCGCGGTGGTCGTGCCGTCGGCCGGGATGATCGGCGGCGAGATCGTCATCGTGGTGCCGCTCTCGATGCGCGCCACGACGAAGGTCTTGAGCTGACCCGTCGCGTCCTTGGTCATGTGGTTGTCGGCCTCGACACCAGCGATGGTGAAGCGGTCGCCAGCCTTGACGTTGGTCGTGCTGCTGACTGTGACAACCTGGAAGCGGTTGTCGACGGGCGAGCCTTCGCCGGTCACGCTGTTGGACATCGACTTGGGGTCGTAGCGGTTCGGGCCCGCAGCGAGCGTGTTGATGGTGATGCCACCGCCACCGAGGGCCGCCGTGAGACGGGTGGTGTAGCCGGTGTTGTAGGTGCCGAAGCCAGCGATCTGCCCAAGGTAGGCATCACGCAGGGCGCGCACGCTGACGTCGTTGTCGTAGCTGCGGCCCGAGTTGAGCGCGCTGCCGGCGAGGTTGCCGACCATGCCGTTGTAGTCGCGGGGGTTGGCTGCGAAGACACGGTCACCCATGCCGATGCCCTGCTCGGTCATCAGCGCCTGCGCCTGCGCGATGTCGTCGTAGCCGGTCGCGGGACCGCTGCGCTTGACGGTCAGCGAGCCTTGGTTTGCGATGACGTTCACGACGGCGTTGTTGATGTCGCTGCCGAGCTTTTCCTTCGCGGCGTACGCGAACTTGTTCTGCTGCATGGCGTCACGCAGCTCAAGGCTGGTGAAGGTCAGCGGGACCGAGCGCCAGCGGTTGATGCTGACGGGCACGGCGAGCTCGGTCTGCGGGCGGAAGTTCAGCGTCTGGTCGCTGCCTTCGAAGGACACGGCGATGGGGTCGACAGGCAGCCACAGCACGTCACCGCTGCGCTCCATCATCGTCTGGTCTTCCTTCATGACGTCGATGAGCGGGAGCATGAGGAGGTCATCCTCGAAAGTCTCCACCCAGCGATCGAAGGCGACGGTTTCCTGCTTCGTGAAGTTGTTGGCCATTGGCTACTTTCCTTTGCCGTTTTTCTCGGCTTCGCGCGATTTGCGCTTTTTGTACTCGAGGATCTTGGTGCGGTTGCCGCCGTTCTTCTCGGCTTCGCGCTCAAGGGCCTCGAGGGTTTTGTCGGTGCCGCCAGGCGCACGCCCGGCAGCGGAGGGGGTTCGTTCGGGCGGCGGGGGCTTGCGGGACGACACTTTGATTTGACCTTCCAGCTTGGAGACAGCGACAGCGAACTCGATCGGGTCCTTGATGGCAGCGAGCTTCTTGAGCTCTTCCGGCTGTCGACCAAGGGCCAGCACGACGAGGTGGGGCGAGGTAGCGGCCTTGAGCAACACGGTCTGTCGAACCACGTCGATGTTGCTCTTGACGGCGTCGAGGGCGTCCTCGAAATCGGCAGCCTTGAGCGCGGCCGCCTTCTCGGTGAAGTCCTTGTTCTTCGCCGCCCATGCGGTGTGTTCCTTCTCGGCGTCTGCCTTCGCAGCGGCTTGGGCCTCGTCTGCCTTCGCCTTCGCCTTG